CACTTACGGCGTGCGTAACCGCTTCACGGGAGAACCGTGGAAGTTATTTGGCGTCTCTGGCCTTGGCGTACAGGTCATAGAGCGCATCTGGGTCGTAGCCGAACTCAACACGGGCCCGCGTCTCGTCCCATACCGGCATCGCGTTACAGCGACATTTGCCGTGGAACTTCTTCGACTGGCCCGCGGTTGATTTCGAGTAGACGAACCCGCGGGAGGCGAGCATCAGGCAGAACTTGCAAGCGCCAGGCTCCGGGATCCGCGCATAAGCGGCCTTGTCCTTGTGAGCCGCCGCCATGACCGTGTCGCGGCCCGGCTGCAATACGTACTCGTTCGTCATCATGCCCAGGAAGTTAGTCACCGTGGCACTATCGCCGAGCCACAGAGGGCCACTAGTGCGAGTCGCATAACCAAGACGGTCGGAAACCTGAGCGGCAGGAACGGAGGGCGCCAGCGGAGCCCTGAAGCTCCCCGGCACACCCTCCGAAGCCCGCAATTCGTCGTACCAGTCAGCCGCAACCGAAGCCGCAACATCCCCATACTCTGAAACCAGCGCCGGGACATACTCGAACAGCGCAGCTTGCGCCGCCTCGGGACGCTCAAAGTTCAGGGCACCAAGGAAGTCCGTCAGATCGCTCTCGACAAGGTCGGCAATCCCGTTATTGGCCTGTTCGAACTGCGTCAGTAGTTGCAGCGACATCAACAACCCCCTGCGTCGGCGTCTTCACGGCAGCCGCCAAAGCGTCTAGCCGATTACCAGCGTTGGCGCGCCTGCGATCCGCCGTGATCCGGTCAATGGTGGTCTGATCGAAGCCCATAAGCTCCAACGTCACCGCAGAATCCGCCGGCAACACACCAGCAGCAACCAATTTCGACGTCGCATCAGCCTGCGAGGCGATAGTCGGGGTAGCCGGGTTTCGCCACTTCGTAGACAGCAACTCCAGACCCTCAGCGGAGCCCGTAGCGATCTCCACGGCCATCCGCATCGCATCAATCCACGCAGCACCGAACGGCTCATGCGCCGATTCGGCATCAGAGTTCAAATCCAGGTAAGCCGTGTGCATCGCCGCGTCAGACGCCGGGTTGTCGTGGATAATCCCAAGCGCATTGACGGGAATCGACGTCTCGCCAGCGAACTTCGCCGCAATCGTCCGCAACATCTCAGTGTGAGGAGACATCGAAGCCTGCTGGAACTGACCAACAGTAGGAGTGTCGCCGTCCTCATCCTTAGACAAACCAAGGATCCGGCCAGTGATAGCCTCAAGCGCAGTCTTCTTCTCACCATTCGGGCCAACGAAAGCCTTCTCGTCAGCGCCCAGGATGTAACGCTGCGGGGCAGAGTAGAACTCAGCCGTGACCTCCATGCGGAGCGCCGTGCGGATCGCCTCATCGGTGATCTTCATGACGCCCTGACTGATCCGCGAACGCCCAAACGGGTACTCCGGGGAGCTGTCATAGGCCAGCATCACCACAGGGCAGCGATCCAACGGATTAGCCGTCTCGTCCAGCACCCAGCGACCCAACTCGAACTTGCCCGTCACAACCTTGTCATCAAGGAATAGGATGAACTCTTTAGGAGTGCCAAGTTCCGTCTCGATGACCGTCAAAGCGGCTCGAACGCGGCGCTTATTCGCATCCCAAAGCGCAGTGCTCGAGGTGGGGGAGAGTGTGCGGATGACAGCCGCCGGCTCGCCATCGCCGCCAGCCATGACAGCCACGAACGACACGCCATAAGTCAGTGCGGACATGTGCGCGTGATGCGCCTCAATACCCAAACGGTTGTCAGCCCAAATCCGGTCAATCCCGAAGTCTGCGCCGTCCCCACCAGGAACAGCGAAGCCGCCGAGCTTGATCCGTGACGCCAAGCTCTTGACAGCCTTGTAGGGCCAGCCGATCACAGTCTCAAACGACTGCAACTGAGGCGGAATCGCAATCCCAAGATGCCGAACTAGCTGCTTGCACTCGAAATAGCGGCGGCGAGTCACGTTAATACCCTCAACCGTGCGCAACTGAGCCAAGCACTCATTCAAAACCGCGTTATCGTCAACGGAGAGGCCCGGAACAACAAGAGTGTCAATCACGGACAACCCACTTTCTACATAACAAGGACGCGACCCGACTTCTCGGGATCACGGGGAGGCTTAGCGAACTTCAGCGCACCGAAATGCGCGCAAGTCACCGCCATAATTTGGGTCAGGTCAATCTCAAAGCTCTTGCGGTTCCACTTCCAGGCGCCACCCTCGCCAAACTTCTGCTTCACAGCGCCAGCGAGGGACGCATCAAGCGATTCCTGCCCAAAGTGGGTGACGGTCTTGTCTTTCATCACCGCGTCATAGAGCCCGCCGCACGCCTGAGACAATTCGTTAGGGCCGAGGATGAACACCTTGCAGCCCTTCTTCCTCAGCGCGGCCTCAATGGACCGAATGGGGGAGTAGGCGTCAATGACAACCGGGATCCGCTTGCCCGCCCGAGCAAACACCCACGAAACAAGAGCGCCCGTTCCGTCGTCCGTAAACGGCGCGTCTTCGGCAACTTCCAAGTGCACGCCAGCCGGTGACTTCGCGGCGACACCAATCGTTACCTTCGTTCGCTCAGGATTCATATCGAGGCCGAGTGCCACTAGCGGCCAATCTTCCGGGACAACATCGAGGCGGCGATCATTCCAAGGACCAGCGGGAATCGGTGCCGCGGTCTTGCCCGCAACAGGCCACATATTCAGCCGCTCACGAGCGAAAGACCGCGACGAGAACTGCTTCAGCTCGGACTCAACTGTTGTCTGGTTAATGCGGTACCCGAGGGCTGGGTTAGCGTCTTCCCAGTTCCTCTTATCGGAGATGAACTTGACTAGCTCGTCCGGGGACATCGCATCGACGTCGCCAACAGCGGAAAACTCAACCCAAGCGGCTCGCTTATCCGAACCGTCCACGGCGCCATTGCGCACGCGGACAAACGGTTCCCCAAGCTCGCCCATATCCTTCGGAGGCGTGCCCATGTAAATCGTCACAGGGTCACCAGACGGCGCCGCAGAGATAGTAGGCAGCAGCGCCTCTAGCTCGTGCTCCTGTAGCTCCTGCGCCTCATCCAGCACCAAAACATCGACCGTAAAGCCTCGACCCGAACCCTTAGACCGGGCCACAACCTCAATCACGCCGCCGTTTTTCAGTTCGACAGCTTCCTGACCGTTCGTGTTGCGGACTTCCTTCACCAAAGCGTTCAACTCAGGGAATTTAGCCGTGGGATCGTTAGCCTTCTCGCCAAAGAAGAACTTGATCCGCTTGAACGCCTTGCGCGCCGTCTTGATTTCGTGCGCCGTATGCAAGAACTTCAACCCAAGGGCGATAGTCCCGTACAACTCGACAATCTCAAGCGAACCATTCTTCCCGTTCTGTCTGGGTACGCTGACGCCCCACGTCGAAGAACACCAAGTGCCCTTTTTCGTGCGGCGAAACCAAGAACGGCAAACTGTTTCCTGCCAAGGATCCGCTGTCAGCCCATAGGCCGCGGCGAAAGCAACCGCCAACTCAGCATCCTCAACGCTGAAACCCCTCGGCGTCGGAGCCGTGTCATAGCGAGGCAACTGGGAACCGCGTAAAGCCACGACTCCACCAACCTCTAACTAGACTTAGCCTGCCTCTCGGCAATTTTCTTCATGAGCCCATCCAGCGGAGTCGCAACCGAGCCGGCTACTGAAGTGGCGCCCGAAAGCTCATCAATCTGCAAAAGAACGTCCGTGAACTGCCTCGATAAGGCCGCAACCGCAGCCGGCTGCGTAGCGGTATCAAGTTCCAGGGCCAGGCGCTCACGGAGCGCCACGAGGCCCGCTAAGCGACCCTTCGGGGCTTCCTCAGACAAACTCATGAGTCACGCCCTTTCGAGAATTACAGGAACGATGCGCAGTCTTCAGGTTGTCCGGTTCATCCGAGCCACCCAGGGACTTCGGGGCGACGTGGTCAAGCGATGGTGCGCGGTTGCCATTGTGATCCCCGAGGCGATCAACCGGCATTTCGCACAGGTAGCACAACCATCCGTCACGCTCATAGAGTTCTCGACGGAGCCTAGGGTGAATCCAGTCGGATCCATGGGAGTTTGGCCAGTAGCCGTTCGCCTCGCGGAATGCCCTGCGATATGCGGTGGTCGGGTTGATGCCATTCTTCATTCGGTACGAGTCTGCATATGCCCGCATCTTTGCGGCTTGCCCGGCCTTGCATACGGCGCAGCGGCACCCTCCGCGATACCCTGACTCGCCATGCGTTCGCAGCCCACCGGAGGAAGTTCGGCACCGGTTGTGCGCAGCCTCGCCCTGCGGCTTGGATGACTTGCTCTTATGCATCGGCAGGTCACAAAGGTGGCATGTTAGCGTCATGCTGGGCATATCAGCTCCTCGCCACTATGGAATTTTGACCTCGGGGGGATAAATTGCGCT